TAACAATCATTCACTAATCTGCATGCGTATCTCGCTGCGACAGCACGTTACGCACACGTCCCGTAGAAAAACACTCGTAAGTAATGATTAGTTATTGAAAGTTTGATAGTATTATTTGTTTTAGTAGGTTAGGATTAGTGATTAGTAGCGGAGCCACAGCGGTGGCTCCTTTTTTTTTGCCCCTGCGGTAAACCCGCGACGGCAAAACGGGGATAGGGTATGGGAAGACTAACTGAATATTTCAGCGAAAGCAACAGGGGCCGTTCGGCTTTTACTACGGCCCGTGCGGGCGACCGCAACGGCGACGTGGAGGTCATCGGTGCTCAGGAGCTGTCCGACGCCATCGGCAGCATTATGACGACCGACCCGGACATGGCCGGACTTGTGCGCAAACTCATCCGCAAGCTGTTACGTGAGGCCCGAAACAAACTGTCACGAGATGCCAGGAGCTATCTTGACAGCGACCCACGCAAAGCGGCACGCGCCGTGAAGAGTACAGTTTACAAACAGCTGTTCGGCGGCAACCTGAGCATACTTCAAAAGCGTGCAGGCTCGGCAGGCTCACGCTATGAGCTTGTGCGTCAGCGCAAGGTGGAGCAGAACCCGACGATGCGCGGCGGCAACCGCCGCCCGCGCGTGGACGACGGTCGTAACCGACTGGACTACTACTATGGTGCTGACCGTGGCTTCGTCCTGCGCTTCATAGGCAGCGGCACCGTCCCACGTCTGTCACGGTTCGGCAATCGCGGCAGCATCTATCAATCCAACTGGTTCGGCCATACGGCACCATGGCAGATGCAGGCCGCCGCCGATGAACTGGCAGAAGCAATAGAAGAATATGTAACACAGCAGACAAATGGCTAAAGGAGATGTATTAGTAAGGATGAAGGCCGACGTTGGCAACTACAACGCCAACCTGGCCGCAGCAAACCGGACGCTGAAGAACTTCCGCGAGGAGAACCTGTCGCTTGGCGGTATAGTCAAGAACATGACGCGCTCATTCACGGGCTATGCCGCAGGGCTGATGAGCATCGGGGCCGTGGCCGGCAAGCTGCACGAGACGGTGACGGAGGCGGTGCAGCTGGCTAAGTCGGCAGAGGGCATCCGCTTGGCGTTCAACCGACTGAACGACCCAGGCATCCTCGACGGACTCAGGCAGGCCACCCACGGCACCGTGACAGACGTGGAGCTGATGAAGGCAGCTGTGAAGTTCAACGACTTCAAGTTGCCGCTCGACCAACTCGGCACGATGCTGGCCTTCGCCCAGCAGAAAGCAAAGGACACCGGGCAGTCGGTCGATTACATGGTTGACAGCATCGTGACTGGCCTCGGTCGAAAGTCGAAGCCTATACTCGACAACCTCGGTATCAGCGCAACTGAAATCGACGAGAAGATGAAGCAGACCGGCGACATGACCAAGGCCGTCGGCGAGATCATCCGCGAGCAGATGAGCAAGGCGGGCGATTATGTTGAGACCGCTGCCGACCGTGCGGCACAGGCCAACGTCAGCCTACAGAACAAGATGGAGGAGCTGGGCCGCAAGTTCGCCCCGCTGGAAGAGGCCAGCAGCAACCTGTGGACATCGATGAAGCTCGGAATCCTTGACATTATAAGCGGGCCGCTGGCAACTCTTCTGAATCAGCTGACCGAGGCAGGAAGGATGAATAACATGCTGGGCAAGTTGAACGGTGGCGGGGATTCGTCAGGAGTGCAGAGTCAGTTGCAAAAACTGAGAATATCCAAGGCGGTCGGCAGCGGGTACATGATGCGCTCACTGTACAGCGAACAAGTTGAGCAGTATAACCGGCAAATCATGGGAGCTGACAAGCTGCTGAAGCAATTCGGCCATGACCATTCGTCAGTCAATACCGTATTGCAAGCAGCTTCTCGTCAATTCGGAATAAAATTCGATTCAATAAGCGACCTGAAAGCGTTCCAGGATGCCTACATTCAAATGAAGAATGAATACATCAAGGGCGCGCAGGAAATCATGAACGCCACAAAGGCGGGGAGTCCAGTCCTGCCAGTTAGAGATGTAAAAGGTGGCAAGACTACCAAGACTACCAAGACAGAGCTCACTGAGCTGCAGAAGAACCAACAGACTATCAACACACTTACGCAAGAGTATGTACGGCTTGGCGACGAGAGTACAGAGGCGGCACGCAAGCGGCAAGAGGAGATACAGAAGGAGATTCAGCTGCTCGAAAAGCGAAACGGACTGTTAGGCCTGCGTGCCGAACAGGCACATGGGCGATGGTCGCTGCCGTTAGACACCAATCAGACAACAGGGTTGGCAAAAGACGGGCTTCAGCTGAGCAATCCGTTTGCGTCGGACGACAAGGCTTCGTCGCTGAAGTTGCAGCTTGACGATAAGGCAATGTCAACCGTCACCAAGCAGATTGATAAACAACTGAAAAAACAGCAAGAAAGTCCCAAAGAGGTGAAACTAACCGACGTCATGGGCCAGATGGGCAGCGGTATCAGCAGCATAGTAAGCGGCATAGAGGCCCTTGGCATAGAAATTCCACAGGGAATGAAAGACGTACTTGGAGGCATCCAGACTGTAACGACCATACTAAGTGGAATTGCTACCATTGTGGCAGCAATAGAAGTCATCAGTACAGCAAAATTGCTTCCATTTGTAGGTGCCAATGGCGGCGTGATCAAGGCCGCTGGCGGCTACCGCGTGCCCGGGCGCACGTTCAGCGGTGACATGATCCCCGCACGGCTGAATGCTGGCGAGACAGTGCTCAACCAGGCACAGGCGGGCGTGATTGCCAACGCCTTGCAAGACCGCGAGTTCGGCGGCGGCAGCGGCACGATGCAGCCCTACGTTGATGGAGAAAAGATTTTCCTCGGCATGAACAATACATCGAAGCGCATGGGGCGCGGTGAGATTGTGACCACCGGAACGCTTCGGCGGCTCGGCTTAATCTAACATAAAAACGGAAAAGATATGGCAATCATACATGGCAGACAACTCATCGTAAAGCAGAACGGCACACCAATAGCCGTACAGAAGTCGTGCGACATCGACGTGCGCTCTGCGTCCATTCCCGTCAGTTCGCCGACGCAGGGACAGTGGGAGAACAATATAGCCGGACGGAAGTCATGGTCGATGACGTGCAACACACTTGTCACTTCCATCAAGAGCAACGTGGACATGGTGGGGCAGACCGTCACCATCAACTGCGGCGTTGGCAATGACACCGTGAGCGGCACGGCCCTCATCACCGGTTGGAAGGTGACGGGCACCATCGGCAACCTCGCCCAGGCCGTGGCCACATTCCTCGGCAGCGGTCCGCTGACGTGAGTAAACCCAAAACACAAAAACAGGCAACAAGAAAAGGAAAGAACTATGGAATTGTTCGGAAGTAATTTCAATTTTTTTCGCAAGCGCGAAGTGGCGAGTGCCAACGGTACGCCGGGCACCATCACCACCACCGACCCTGCCGCGCCGGAGAACCAGCAGCAACCGAAGGGCGGCAACTGGGCGGCCAACGTGGTGAGTCCGCACGGCATGTCGTCGCTCATGGTGCCCGCTTGGCACCGTGGCGTGAGCCTTATCATGCAGACGATGGGGCAGATGGAAGTGGAGTACCAGCGCAAGGACATGGAGGGCGGCAACTTCGTGGAGAGCCTTTACGGCGATAACGGCAAGCTGAACTACCTGCTTCAGGTGCGGCCAAACCCCTATATGTCGGCCTCGCAGTTGCAGGAACAGATAGAGTTCCGCAAAATCTACTTCGGTAACGCCTACGTCTATCTGGAGCGCGACATTCCCGGAGAGTGGCCCCGTGCTCTGTGGCTCTGTCAGGCAGGAGTCATCAACACGGGGACAGACACCTACACCATTCAATACACGCCCAAGCCGGGTGTGCCTGTGGTCAAGACGGTGCCGATGGAGGACGTGCTGCACTTCCGCAACACGTTCCTGACGCCCGACTTGCTCTACGGCATCCCGACACTCCAGTTCGCCATGCGGTCGCTCCAAATCTCAGCCACGGGCGACGAGCAGACCCTTCAGGACATGGCCAAGGGTGGCCGCTACAAGGTGCTTCTCCAGGAGAAGGAGGCAGCACCCGTCGGCACCCGTGGCCGTGCCAACGCTAACCAGTTGAAGGAAATCACGCGGCGGTTCCGTGAGGACTGGGCCAGCAACGACGTGCTGCTGCTCGACAACGTGGCCGGTGCTCAGATGCTCTCGCAGACCTCCCAGCAGTTGCAGCTCTTGGAGAGCCGTGGCTTCGAGGTGAAGAGCCTGGCCCGGTTGCTGGGCATCCCCTTAGTGATGATGATGGAGGGCGACGGAGGCTCCTACAAGATGCCGGAACTGGCCACACAGGAGTTCATGCTGCGCACCATCCAGCCCCGCATCCGTGAGCACGAAGATGAAATGAACAGCAAGTTGCTCAGCGTGGGCGACTTCGGCAAGCGTCGCATCCATATCTGCGAGAAAGCCCTGCGCCGTCTCGACCCGATGCAGCAGGCCAACCTCGACAAGAGCCGTTTGGAAACGGGAGCCATGACCATCAACGAGATTCGCCAGCAGTACGACCAGCCCGCCGTGGAGAACGGCGACGAGCCGATGGCCAGCGCGAACATGATGACGCTGAAGGCTCTCATCGCCAAGAGCGAGGGCGCAACGGAACTGAAGCCGGGTAACTACACCGTGAGCGACCCTGCGGGAAAACCGCAGGGCACAGCGGCCAACGGAGAGGAGGGCGCATAGATGGGCTACAGCAGCGGAATGTTGGATAAGAAGGTCGGCATCTGGTCGGTTGACCGCAATGCCGACGGCGCAACCGGCGTAAGAGGCACGGGCGGCGTGAAGTACGTTTGCAACGGCTGTGTCTGGGGCAGCGTGAAGTGGAACAAGGGTCAGCGAGCCATGATGGAGGGCGCATTGGAAAGCTACGACGTGGTGATGATTCGCATGAGGTGGAGCGACAGCCGTTCCCGTAACCTCGACAAGGACTGCCGACTGACCGCCGAGGGCAAGACCTACCAGATACTACAGCTTCAGGATGACCGCCGCGAGAACATCGTGCAGATCATCGCGCAAGAGACTAACGAACAATTAGGAAAGGAACAATGAAAATGAACAAAGAAGCTATTATTGCCATCATTGCCAATATGGAAGATGAACTCGGAAAAGTGAAGCAATTACTTGCCGAGGACTGTGGCTGTGGTGATGTTAATCTTCCAAGTGTCGAACCAAAACAACAGGACATTGACGACTGTATGCTGGGCTGTATGCTCATCACCTTCCTGAAGGACTTCTACGACGGCAAATGTGCCGTGCTGCGCGTGCAGAAGCGGTATGTTGACAACGGACTCGAAAAGGTGTACTTAGACAAGTACAACGTAGTCTTCACCGCTCTCGACCACGACGGGCGGGAGCTTGGCAGCAAGAAGGTGTTGTGGAACAAGTTGGGAAAATACCAGCTTGAACTCATCAAGCGAGGCATCAACACGCACGACGCTGAGACGTGGATGCCAAAAGCAATAGACCTGAACGTAGAATGACTATGACAACAGCAGAAGAACTTTATCAGCAATTTCTCACCCGCTATGAAGCGGCCATCAACAGCGGCAACATGACCCGACTGGGTGAAATGGTGCAGCGCGTCATGCGCTGGCTTGTAGCCTATGAGCCTGACATTGCAACCCAGGCCATCGCCATTCTCGACGGTGACAAAAGTCAAGAATGTCGCAACTACCTGAGCGGCCACGAGGCCAGCGAGATTGTGCGTCAGATGGAGCCACAGCCGCAATGGCCGCTCCGTCAGGTGCTCGACATGCTTGGAAATGCAGGCTACGCCACAGACGAGCCGCCATACTTCAACAACTATGCCCTCGCTACCACCATGTGCATGATTCTCAGTGACAGCGGGCAGACGCTTCAGCGCATCATCGGCTCACCATCGCACCCCGCCACCAGCGAGGAACTGCTGGCCTCCGTCTATCAGCTCGCCATTGACAAACTGAAAGACAAGGACGGCAAATTCAACATCCGCAAATATTTCGACCTATGAAGAAGAAACAGACCATCGCCATCATCCACTATAACACCCCGGAAATGACCGAGGCGTGCATTATGAGCATCCGCAAGGTAGGCTGTCAGTGGCCCGTCGTGGTGTTCGACAATAGCGACGAACTGCCGTTCAAGAAGCGCATGGCGGGCGTGAAGCGAATCGACAACACCGAAGGCCAGCTCATCGACTTCGACGAACTGCTTGCCTCACACCCCGCAAAGTGCTGGGACATGGCCAAGCTGAGCAACTACGGCTCGCTGAAGCATATCGCCAGCGTGCAGAAGTTGTGGGAGCTGTTGCCCGACGGCTTCATCCTCATGGAAAGCGACATTTTGCTACGACAAGACCCAAGCCCACTGTGGCAAGAGGAATATGCCAGCGTGGGCCGCATACAGTGGCACCAAAAAGGCAACCAGTTCGACATTCCCCGTATGCTGCCGTTCCTGTGCTACATCAACGTGCCGCTGCTGACAGCCAACGGCGCACGCTACTACGACCCGAAGCGGTGCTGGGCAGTTGCAGGCGCAACCCGGGACGTGCGCGGTAACTGGTACGACACCGGCGCGGCCATGCTTGAGGACATCATGCGCACCAAGCCACAGCTTGTCGCCCGCAACATCATCCGCCTTGATGACTACTATGTTCACTACAAGGGCGGCTCGTGGCGAAAGAACGACGTGAAGAGTCAGGCGGAGTGGTTGAAGCAGAACGAGGAGTTGTGGAGTAAATGAGTGAAGGACGAAAAATAACTGTCAAAAGACAATTTGAAGATTGTCAAAAGACAAAGGTAAACCCGAGACACTGAAAGAACCGATTAGTAAACAGTAATCAACAAGCGATATGAATGAACAGAAAAGAGAAATCAGAACCATTGACTGCCGCCTGGCCATACGAGAGCAGGC